TCAGCTTGCCGCGTACCGGCCCTATCCAAAACAGGCCGAGTTCCATGCAGCGGGCGCGACCAGCCGCGAGCGGCTGTTCATGGCCGGCAACCAGCTCGGCAAGACAAGGGCCGGCGGCGCCGAATGGGCGATGCACCTCACCGGCCGTTATCCCGAGTGGTGGCAAGGCAAGGTTTTCGACACGCCGGTGCGGTTTTGGGCGGCCGGCGTCACCGCCGAGGGCACGCGCGACAACCCGCAACGCATCCTGATCGGCCCGCCGCAGCAGCCGGCCGCGTGGGGCACCGGCATGATCCCGGCCGACGCCATTGTCAGCACCATCATGGGGCGCGGCGCGCCGCATGGGCTCGACAGCGTCGTGGTCCGCCATGGCGGTGGCGGCGATGTCCAGGCCGATGAATCGGTGCTGTCGTTCAAGAGTTTTGAGAAGGGCCGCGAGAAGTGGCAGGGCGAAACACTGCACGGCGTCTGGTTCGACGAGGAGCCGCCGCTCGACATCTATTCCGAAGGCCTGACCCGCACCAACGCGACGGGCGGCATCACCATCGTCACCTTCACGCCGCTGCTCGGCATGTCGGAGGTGGTGTTGTTGTTTTTGTCGGCGGAGGAAGTGGAGGGAATGGGGCGGTGAGGTGGTTTTAGGGAAGGAAGCATTCGCTTCCGCTCACCCGTTGCGTTCCTGCGCGCCCCCCTCTGTCCTGCCGGACATCTCCCCCACGAGGGGGGAGATTGGCAGTTTCCGCGTCCCGCTTGCCTGCAACCGTTGGAGATTGGCGAAAACCAGGGTGACATCCGATCTCCCCCCAAGTGGGGGAGATGTCCGGCAGGACAGAGGGGGGCGCTGTCCCGCCAGCGCGAAAAAGATCTCGCCCAAACAACACCATACGTCCGACGACTGCCAAAACGATTCAAGCCGGAAAGCCGCACAAATGACCCGCCACGTCACCTTCATGACCATCGACGATGCCGAGCATTACACGCCGCAGCAACGCGCCGAGATCATATCAGCCTATCCAGCTCATGAGCGCGAGGCGCGGGCCAAGGGCATTCCGGTGCTGGGCTCCGGCCGTATCTTTCCGGTGGCGGAAGAACTGATCGTCTGCGAGCCGTTCCGGCTGCCGCGTTATTGGCCGCGGCTCGGCGCGCTGGATTTCGGCTGGGACCATCCCTCGGCCGCTGTCGAGCTCGCCTGGGATACGGAGGCCGATGTCGTCTATGTCTCGAAAGCCTGCCGCGCGTCGCAGCAGACGCCCGCCATGCAGGCGCTGACGCTCAAACCCTGGGGCGAATGGCTGCCTTGGGCCTGGCCGCGCGACGGCCGCCGCGAGACGCTGGAAGGGGCGGGCGTTGCGCTGGCCAAACAATATGCCGCGCACGGGCTGAACATGCTTTCCAGCCATGCGCAGTTCGCCGACGGCTCCGTCTCGGTCGAAGCCGGGCTGATGGAAATGCTCGACCGCATGCAATCCGGCCGCTTCAAGGTGTTCTCGACGCTTTTGCCCTGGTTCGAGGAGTTTCGGCTCTATCACCGCAAGGACGGGCAAGTGGTGAAGCTACGCGACGATTTGATGGCGGCGACCCGCTACGGCGTGATGATGCTGAGGGAAGCGGTGGTCGACCCGGCGGAGTTCAGGACGTTGCGGAAAAGCGGTAAGATTTCCGACCCGCTGGAAGATTATCGGTGATCTTCTCCAACACATCCTCTTCTAACACGTCAACAAGTCCCCCAAAGCAGGGGGGCCGTTAGCATACGTGCTCGTGAATGTGCTGATTAACTAGCGGTTTAATTAATGTGTAAAGTTTGAAATAACTTTCATCTAGATTGGCGTGCCGCCCCACTCTAGACCCACCCGACTTCGACCGGGGGTGCGTTTGTCTGGAGCGTCGACGGCTGATGGTTGGTGCGCCATATCGCGCTGGGCTCCTGGTCGCCGACGGCATGGGGTTCCGCCTGTCTCCCCGGTGCTGGCCGCACCGATATCCATGATGACGCAAAACTCCGAAACCTGTGAGGCGGGGCGGACGACGCTGCATTGTTTCGACGGAATTCACGGGGCTTCTGGCGGCGGGGATCCGCAACGCCGGCAACTCCGCCGTCTCTCCAATAATCGTCGATCCGACAAAGCCCGCGAATGCGGCGGCCGGCATGCAATGCGATCAGCCATGCCGTGATCTCCCGCAGAGCGACCCCCTTTTGTTCAGAGCCAGTTGGGCAGGAAACAATTAGATGGCGACCATACCTCTCCAACTGGCGCAGCGCCGGCTCGATACCGGCAACGTGGTGCGATATCCGCAGGGATCGCCAATCGGCGGCGCCATGCAAGACCTGGGCGGCGAGCTTTCGGCCGTCTCCGAGCGCTTTCAACAGCGCAAAGAGCAGCAGGAGGCGTTCGACGCCGAAATTGCCCGCCGCAAGATGATGGACCAGATCGCCCAAGCCGAGGCCGATGTGGCGGGCAATGCAGCGCCCGATGGTGCCGGCCTGCATGACGCCATGTACGGCCAAGTCGATCCGCGCAGCAGCCAAGTGGTGAAGCCCGGCCTGTTCGACACGCTGTTCGACGATGCCCTGCCGAAAATACCCGAAAGCCAACGTGCCAATTTCGCCAGGCAAAAGGAGACAATCCGCGCGATGGGTTCCGAGCGCATGGCGGCGCGGCAGCAGGCGCGCCGCGACGAGTACGAGCAGGACCAGTGGACCAAGGTCGAGAATATCTCCACCAACTCCATCGCACGGAGCGACCCTAACGATACCGCGAACTTCGAGGCGATCCGACAGCACGGCCTCGACCTGATCGCCAAGATCGGCAACCCGGTTGCCAGGCAAGCGGCGGAAGTTGCCTGGCGGAGCAACACGGCCAAGGCGTTGATGCTGGCGACGATCGGCCTGGACCCGAAACGCGCCGCCGAAATGCTCGGTGCGACACAAGCCGGCGATCGGACCAAGGACGATACCGCCGCGGTTGGTGGCGAGCCGAGGCAAGACACTGCAAGCCCATCGGGCTCGAAGGGCGACCGCGTCGGACAGCTAACCCCGGAAGAGCGAACAGCGCAGGCGTTTCAAGACGACATTGCGCCCGAAGACCGGCCGGCCTTGGTCCGGCTGGCCCTCGCCGTCGATGCGGCACGACAGGTAGATACACGCGCCAATATCAGTCTTGCCGAACAGAATGCACCTGAAGCCATCAAGGATACCGGAGCCTATGACGGTCCGCTTCCCACTCCCGAGCAGTTCGTCAATGTTCATGGCGCGACGGAAGGCGACAGGCGCTTTCAGCTATTCAACCGGGCGGTCAATGTCAGCCGTCAATTCCACGACATGCGTGATGTGCCCAACAACGCAATAGACGCTATGGTCAACGACGCCAACACTAAGGCGGCCAGCGCAACGCCGGAGGAGGGCAAAGCGCGACACGACGCCATCGCCGCGGCCGCCGATCTGACGTTCAAAGCAAGGCAAGGCGATCCGGGCGGATATGTTCGCAGGGCTTTCGCGAAGCTCGATGCTGCCTGGAACAATCTGTCGAAGCTGGAAGACTATCAAGTGGCAATCGTCGGCTCCATCGCAGCCCAGCAGCAGATGGACTTTAAGACCATACAACCGCTGCCGAATTCCGTGGCGGAACGGGTTGTCGACACGCTCCGAGATCAGAATCGACCTCCACAGGACCAGGACGCGGTTTTGCGCAATGTGCTCATCGCGACGCCTCGTGAGCAACGCCGGGCAGTGCTCGATCATTTGCTTCGAACCAGCGTATCCAAGGTTGCCGACAATACGGCCGACAGGTCGCTTCGGGCGGCAGTGGTTGATCCCATGGGTCTGCTCGACCTCGCCAATACTCCCTTGGGAGATGGCCACTCGGAACAGCATTGGGAATCCGACCACCCGATAAGCCATGATCAGGATGGCGACCAGGCCCTAAGCTGGTCCGATTGGTTCAACAGGAAGATTCCTACCTATGGCATTTACGGCGGGCCTGGCTGGACTGGCGGTACTCGGGGTGGTGGTTTTGACCTACCACCTTTTGATATTCAGGACGGATTCTATAAGCAACATGACGGGGACTATCGCGACGCGAAAACGCCGGGCGATGTAATCGCGGCCGATAGGAAACTTGTAGCGTCTTTGAAAACATACCTCGACAATGAGGATTACATGAAAGATCCGGCCTTAAAGACCGACGAAGAGCGCAACGAGGCGTCAACATATGCTTCGCGCGCAATGAAACTTTTCCAAGGTAAAATTGCTGGAGAGATGGCGCTCCATATACCGAGCGCCATAGAGATCTCGGCTCGCGATGATGCGCAAAGGGCTTACGATGACGCACAATCAGCCGTTGGACAGGCGCAATTTGGAAGTAGGATGTCATTTGGCAATTGGTAACGATCTGGATAAGCTCAGCACCCATCGTCATATATTGTGATAATTTTTTAGGGGATAACCGATGGAATTTTATATTTTCGGGTCTGTCTCATTTGTATTGGCAATAATATTGGCAGTGTTTGGTGTTATATCAAAAAGTATCGATTCCAATCGGCGTGTTTCTGTTATTTTTGTTGCGGCAATTATCAGCGTTCCAGGATATATAGTTATTTGGGATTTTGCTTTCTATAAAGAGATTTGGTTTTTTTGGTGGGGTTAAGCTGTGTGTTCCCGATTCCGCAGGAGACAATAGATGTCATTATTTTTTTGGGGATTTGTGAGCCTTGTGTTGGCGATATACTTGGCAGTAAAAGGCGTCAGGTCCAAATCATTGACGCCGCTTCAGCGCGCTTTTGTCCTTTTTGGAGCTGCAGCACTTAGCATTCCCGGATTTTTTACTATTTATTTTTTATTCGTAGTTGCCATTCTGATGCATGACAGCCCATTCTGATTTTCAACGCCTTTAAGTAAAGGCGGTGCGCCGTCTGTGGTCGGTGATATCTGAATTATGCAAATCCCAAGGTTTCGGATGAGAGTAATCTTGTCTGGATATATAAGCTTGACGGCCCAAAGCTTGGACAGCATTGGCACGGCACAGTGCACGAGCTTCGGAAATTTCGCCCTCGCACCGGGATGACGAAGGATACGCATGACGCTCCGTATCATCCCCGCAACCTTGCGCGATCTCTCCTACATCGCCGCCAATCTGCGCCTCGAGGACCGGGCCGAGATCGACTGCCAGCTCGACCATTGGTCGCCGGCGCTGCTGGCGCTCACCGCACTGCAGGGTTTTGCTTATGTCGCCGAGCTCGGTGGCAATCCGGAAGCCGGTTTTGGCGCCGCCGAGCAGCGCGGCGGCTTATGGATCGCCTGGAGCTGGGGCACGCGCCGCATGAAGCGCTGCGTGCCTGGGATTACTGAGTTCTTTCACGCCGTGCTCGGGCCGCAGGTCGCTGCGCGCGGCGCCTGGCGGGTCGAGGCGCGGGCGCTGGCCGCCAATGAATTGGCGCTGCGCTGGCTTGCCCGGCTGGGCGCCACTGAACGTTGTCGTCTGCCGGGCTACGGCCGCAACGGCGAAACCTTCATCCTCTATGACTGGACAAGAGAAAGCTGGAACGATGTGCCTTTTTCAAAAGCCGCCGGCGCTGAAGCCGCTGCCACCAACACCGACCATTGCCGACAAGGACGTGGAGGCGCGCGAGGCAGCGCTCCGGGCTGAGCTCGAGCAGCGCCAGGGAACGCTGAGCACTGTCAAGACCGATCTGTCGCCCGGTGATCTCACCGGCCAGCGCCGCGTGCTTCTGGGGGTGTGAAATGGGCGCGATGAAACGGGTGTTCAGGAGCCGGGGCGACTGGCCCTGGTGGTATTGGCGGCGTCTGGCAAGGTTGGTGAAGCGGCGAGGATAATCTCTCCCCTTGAGGGGGAGATGTCGCCGAAGGCGACAGAGGGGGTCGTCGCGCGTAAAGCGCCAACCTCCACTGCCGCAAGAGAGGAAGCCGCGTCTGGTCGTGCCGACCCCCTCTGGCCTGCCGGCCATCTCCCCCTCAAGGGGGGAGATTACGCCTTTTTCGCGAACGCCCAGACCATCAGCGGGTATTCCTCGTCGTTGCTCAAATCGCGCCATAGGCCGTAGGCGCGCACTGGGCCGCCGATATGGGCTTTGGCGCAAGCTTTGTTGCCCCAGCCGAACACTTCTATGTCGGCTTCGGCGAAACCGCCTTCGACCATCACCTGCTTCAGGCCGGCGGGGGTCCAGCGGTTGTAGTCGTGCGGCCTGGCATGCACTCTGAACAGGAACGGTGTCGCTACCATCGCCCAGCCGCCCGGTCTGGTCATGGCATGGATATTCTGTGCCGCGGCGAGCGGGCGTTGCACATGCTCCAGCACCTGGTCGGCAATGACGACGGAATATTGCCGGTCGGTGCGGTCCTTGCAGATGTCGAAATCGGGGAAATCGACCGAGGTATAGTTGGAGCACATCGTCTTCCAATAGCGGTTCCAGCCGGGCGAAATCTCGATCACGTCAGATGATTTGCGGCCGTCCGCCTCAAGAAACGCGGTGAACGCCTCGATCTGCCTGATGCGCAGCCAGTTGCGGGAATCGTAGCCGATAAGCCGCTTTGCAACCTGCTTGCTTCGCCTCGTCAGGGCACCGGGTAGGCTCTCCGTCATTGTCACATCGACCTCCTTAAAGGCCCGCCGCGCCTCCCTTGAACATCGCAAAAGCGGACAAAATTCGACCGCGCTAAAATAAGCTGAGATCACCGAAGAAAGATTGCCATGACGAGCGATTCCCGTGCCCACGATATCCTGTCGCGACAGGCCGAACTGGAGAGCGAGCGCAGCCAGTATGAGGCTGTCTGGGAGGCGGTGTCGGAATTCTGCGATCCCGATGCCCCCGACATCTGGAGCGGCCGCCGGCGGTCCGGACCGGCCTCGCAGGCCGAACGGCAGGAGCGGCGCGGTGCCCGTGTCTACGCCAACACGATCAACTCGGCCGCCAACCGGCTGGCCGCCGGGCTGGAAAGCCTGATCATTCCGCAGTCGGAAAAATGGCACGGGCTGTCGACCGCCGCCATGAATGACGAGGAGAGCGACGAGGAAAAGGAATGGGCGGAAGCGCTTCGCGATTTCCTGTTCTCGCTGCGCTATTCCGCCAATTCGAATTTCGTGCCGGCAACACAGGCCTGCCTGCGCAATGTCGTGCGCTACGGTCCGGCCTATCTCTATGCCGAGGAGGGTTTTGGCGGCACGCTGATCCGCTATGCCTCGATCCCGGTGGTCGAAGGTTTTCTCTCGCGCAACCGCTGGGGTCAGGTCGATATTTTCCACCGCCGCTATGAGCGCACCGCGCGGCAAGCGGCGCAGCTGCTCGGCTATGAGAAGCTGCCGGCACGGATCAAGATGCTGGTCGACGACCCGGCCAAATGCGAGACGAAGATTTCGCTGATCCAGTGCATCCAACCGCGCGACGAGCGCAAGATGTACCGGCTCAGCGGCTCCTACCAGTATCTCGACACGGCATTCGCTTCCTATCACGTCATCGAGGACGAGGAGGTCATCGTCAGGGAAAGCGGTTTCCGCTCCTTCCCGGTGTCGTGCTTCAACTGGCGCCGCTACGAGGGCGACCCCTATGGCATCTCGCCGACCATCGAGGCGCTGACGACGGTGCGCGAGGAAAACGCCGTGCGCCGGTCGGGCCTCAGGGCGCTGCAGCAGATCACCGATCCGGCGACCGCCTCGAAGGCGCGGCTCGACTATGTGCCGGTGCTTAATCCCGGCGAGAATTATCCCGGCTTGATCGACGACCAGGGAAGGCCGCTGATCGCGCCGATCGCCACCGGCCAGAACCCGACCTATGCGTTCAATTATGCCGACAGCCGGGCCGAGGAGATCCGCGACATGATGTTCGTCAACCTGTTCCAGACGCTGGTGCAGAACCCGCAGATGACGGCGACCGAAGCCTTGATCAGGCAGGAAGAGAAGGGCGCGCTGCTCGGCCCGTCCGGCTCGATCATCCAGGCGGGTTTTGCCTCCAACCTCGACCGCGAGCTGGGCATCCTCGAGGACAAAGGATTGTATGAGGAAGACAGCCGCTTCCTGCCGCCGGCGAGCCTGGCCGGCAAGGCGGTGCGACCGACCTTCACCGGGCCGCTCGACGTCCTGCGCCGCTCGGCCGAGGCGCGCGACACCATCCAGGTGGTCACCACGGCCATGCAGATGGCGCAGTTCGATCCCGGCGTCATGGACAATATCGACGGCGACGAGGCGCTGAAGATCGTGCAGGGCGCCGGCCGCAGCCCGCAACGCATCTTTCGCCGCCAGGACGAGGTCGCCGGTATCCGCGACGCCAGAGCCAAGGCTCAACAAGCCCAGGCTGGTATGGCGGCGATCGCCACTGCCGGCAAAGTGGCCAAGGATGGGGTGCCGGCGGCGATTCAGGCGCGCGACAGCGGCCTGCTCGATGGTTTGCAAGGCATGCTGCAGGGTGGTCAGCCTGACACGTCGGGCGGCCCGGCTGCGCCGGGTGCCGGCGCATGAGCCGGAAACGTTTTGCCCATTCCGGGCAGGCCGGCGGTCCGGCGAAAGCGCGTGATGCGCTGACCAAGGCCTATCTCAGGGTTTTCTCCGGGCAAGACGGCGAGATGGTGCTGGCCGATCTCGCGGCGACGACGGGCTATTACCGCCGCCCGTCCTATGGCGAATGGATGGCCCGGACCAGGACACCGAATGGCTTCGAACTGCACAGCGCGCTGAGCAACGCGCGCGCCGAAGTGGTGCAGCACATTATGGGGTTCCTGACGCTGGATGAGGCGCAGCTGGCGGCGCTGGAGAAGGCGGCGAGGCTGGAAAGCAAGTGATCCCTTCTCCCCTTGTGGGAGAAGGTGGATCGGCGCTTTAGCGCCGAGACGGATGAGGGGTGTTGGAAGAAATGAGAGGCTGGCTACCGAGTCACCGATCTGGACGAGGTGTGCGCCAAGCTAGAACCCCCCTCATCCGGCCGCTTCGCGGCCACCTTCTCCCACAAGGGGAGAAGGGAAGACCAGCGCCGGCGCTACGCTCAATAATTGCCGTCGTAGTAGCGGTCGTCGCAAGGTGCGGTGTAGATGCGGCCGCTGTTGCGGTCCTGATAGCGGCAAAGTTGTTCGCCGCGCCGCTGCGGCGTGGTCGCGCTGCCCACCACCGCACCGAGCAGGGCGCCGCTGGCTGCGCCGATGACGGTGCTCTTGGTATTGCCGCCGATGGCCTGACCGACGAGCGCGCCGCCGGCGCCGCCGATCAGCGCGCCGGTTCCGGCTCTCTGCTGGCCTTCGGTCTGCGCACACCCTGCCAGCACGGCAGTCAGAAGCGCGGCGACAATGGCTTTCTGCATGGTCATTTGGAGTCCTCCTTTAAAGCCTTGGGTCAATGCCTTGCCAAGTGGGGTCGCATTGCGGCGGAACAGGGGCACCATGCCTCACGAAATAAGACATGGTTTCTTTCGTCTTGACGGTCCAGGCCTCCGGCTCGGAAAGATCATGGTCAAACAAAAAGATCATAAAGATCATGGTTTAACAAGACGATAGAGCTGGGCCCTATCGAAATGAATCAAGCTTCGGCCGTGACGAACCCGCCTGCGGCGGGTCCAGCCGATCCCCCAAATCCCCCAAGAATGGAGAATGCCATGACCCGAGGTCTTTCCCGGACGCTTTCCCGTGCCGCGGCCCGTGAGGCCGGCTTTGCCCCGCCCAAGGCCGGGCTTGCCGCCAGGACGAGCGGGCAGGGCGGCGCATACCGCACCGTTTTTTCGTTCAACGACATGCAAGTGCCGGTCACCGATGCGCTTGCCTATGCCAGCCAGAAGCTTTTTGATTTTCTCGACGGCAAGGTGCGCATCAAGGGCGGCACCGCCAGGCTGCAATTCGCCGTATTGACCACCCGCACCTCGACCATCAACGACAATGCGGCACTCACCTGGTCGCTCGGGTCGGCGGCGGCGTCGAGCGCTGCTCTCGCAGGCACCATGGTCAACGTTCTGGCCGCGACCGGTCGCGCGCTGGACGGCGCCGGTGCTGCACTATCGACCGCGTCGGTCGCCGACGTGGCCGCAGCAGCGACGCTGGGTGGGACCGCGACGCCGGTCGACCTCTACCTCAACCTGGCGTTCGCCACCGGCACCGACATCGACGCCGATGGCACGCTCGCCATCACCGGCACGATCACGCTGCTGTGGGAGAACTGGGGCGATAACGCGTAGCGTTAATCTCCCCCTTGAGGGGGAGATGTCGCCGAAGGCGACAGAGGGGGTCGGTGCGACCGGGCGCGACCTCAGCGACAGATGGAGGTTGGCGCTCCACGCGATGGTACCCCCTCTGGCCTGCCGGCCATCTCCCCCTCGAGGGGGGAGATACTGGGCTCCGCCGCCAGCTCCTATCATCGGCCTTTAACCTCACAAAAGGAACATCTCATGACAGATCTGGCAGACGCCGGGTCCGTGGCTGCGCAGACGCAGCCGGCGGGCAACCTTGCATGGCCACCGGCCAACGGGGACAACAGGTCCGCCCCGCCGGCTGGCAAGAGTTGGTTTGACGGTCTTTCCGAAGGCAACCGCAAGCTCGCTGAAACCAAGGGTTGGACCAAGCCTGAAAGCCTCGATCGGGTTTTCACATCCTATGCGGAGCTGGAACGGCAACAGGGTGAGAGCCTGCGCGTTCCCGCTGCGGATGCACCTGGGGAAGACTGGGACAGGTTCCATGCCCGGCTTCCCCTGGCGATGCGTCCGCTGACATCGCCTGACAAGGTCGAGTACAGGCGTCCCGACGGGCTTCCCGAAGACTTCGCCTATTCGGATGAGCTCGCCAACGCCTCCAAGGCCTGGGCGGTCGAAGCCGGCGCTACCCCAAAGGTCGCGCAGGCCTATCACGACCGCTTCGTCGGCTACATGGCCGAGCAGGCCAAGGTGCAGCAGATCGCCCTTGCCCGTTCGGTCGAAGCCACTCACGACGACTTGGTCCGGGATTGGGGACCGACCGACAGCGATGGCTTCCGCCAAAGACTGGAGGTCGCCAACCGGGCAATGAAGAAGCTCGGCCTGGTCGATGCCTATAAGGCGAAGGGCATCCTTCTGCCGGACGGGGCGTTGACCGATCCGCAGATCGCCAAGGCGTTCCACGCCATCGGCGAGGCGATGTTTAGAGAAGACACGATCGACGGCGGCGCGGCTTTGAGTGGAGGCAACCCCTTCAAGCGCAACGCCGCCGGCGAACGCAACCTGACTGATATCTCAGCCCTCGTCAAAAGCGATCCCGCCCGCGCCCGGCGGCTGGCACGCGAGGCCGGCGAAAACCCCGATCTGTGGATGCCCAACAACCCCCTCTAAAGCTGGACCGTGATCTCCAGCGAAAACCGGTTCCCACTTTTCGGGATCATAGTCTAGCCGCCCCACCAAACCTGAAGGAAGACAAAAATGGCAGACGCCTACACCCGTATCGCGGACGCGATCGTTCCGTCCGTTTATGCACAATACTCGTTCGAGGAGCATGTCCAGTCGCTCGAGATCTACCAGGCCGGAATCCTGTTTTCCGACCCGGCCATCGCCTCGAAGCTTTCCATGGGCGGGCGTTCCGTCGACATGCCCGGCTGGAAGGATCTCGGCAACGATCCATCCGAGCCGGTCAGTGACGATCCGGCCGATTCGATCGAGATGAAGAAGATCGGCGCGCGCCGCGAGGTCGCTGCCCGCAATGTCCGCGCCCAGGCGTGGGGCATTCCGGACCTGACCTCGATCCTTGCCGGCGACGACCCGCAGAAGCTGATCGTGCGCCGCCAAACCGACTACTGGCAGCGTGCCAACAAGCTGACTCTGCTCGGCATCCTGAAAGGCGTGCTGGCCGACAACATCGCCAATGATGCGGGCGACCTCGTCCGCGTCACCGGTGCTTCCATCGTCGACACCGACATCATCGAGGCCGCCTATCTGATGGGCGACCGCGCCGATAAATTCAAGACGATCTGGATGCATTCGAAGCAGATGAAGGCGCTGAAGCTCGCCGACCTGATCGACTATGTGCCGCCCTCCGAGCAGGGCGGGCCGCTGATCCCGTACTACATGGGCTTGCGGGCCGTCGTCGACGACGACATCCCGGTCGCGGCGGGCGTCTACACTGCCTTCATGTTCAAGGACAAGGCGATCCTGTGGAACGAGCTGCCGGTCAACACCGAGGGCGGGCCGCTGGAGTTCGACCGCAAGCCGCGCCAGGGCCATGGCGGCGGCGTCACCGAAATGGTCGGCCGCCGGCACTTCGTCCCGCACGTTCCGGGCACGCGCTTCCTCGACGCCTCCTCGGCCGGCGAATTCCCCACTGACGCCGAGCTTGCGCTGGCGGCGAACTGGGACCGTACTGCGTCGAGCGTCAAGAACATGACGTTCATCGCGCTGAAGACGACCGAGGCGTGATCGGACCGGAAGGGCGGGAGCATCAGACCTCCCGCCCCTTCCGGACGCCAGGTCGGCCAATGTGGCGAATTCCAGATTCACGCGCTGCGCTGCTCCAGAGTGAAACAAGTCTTGGGGCTCGCAACATATTCATGTTGCACTTTAATTAATCGCCGTCACCAAACGGTTACACAAAAGGGCGATGCTGCCTTGTCTTGGCAAAGGAGGGTAACCATGAACATGACATATAAGGCAGTTCAGGAAGTGCTCCGAAAAGCGGGCATTGTCATAAGCAAAAAGGGGGAAGTTCACCGTATAAACTTCTTCAGCGGTCTGGAAAACACCGCCTACTACACGACAAGTCTTCAAGATGCCCTGGACAAGGGTTTGGCGATGGGAAGAGGTGCAGGAAAGCTGCAAGCAAGCGCCTTTGCCAAGTCAGCCGAAGCAGGGCGGCGGATCTCGACGAGCGCACGCCTCGGCTGATGCCGCAGGAATTCAGGCCGCAAGTCATCGCCGCGTTGTGCGGCGACATCGTGAAACTGCAATAGCGACAATATCATCGTCTTTTCCTTGCTCGAACGAGCACAAGGGACTGAAAACACATCCCACGCCACCCGTTTCCTGACGGGTGGTTGGTATCGTGACGGGTTCCACGCACAAGACGTGCGAACGTTTTGCTCAAGCCAAAAATCACCAAACGCCCAGCCGCTACGAAGCGGCTCTTTGCCGTGGGGCCGCCATGCCCTGCTTTTCCCGATCCATACTCACGGAGGCCTAAACCATGGCCATCACCCCGCTCGACATCGCCAACATGGCGCTTGGCGTCCTCGACGAGGCGCCGATCGACAGCCTTGACCAGGATGTGAAAGCCGCGCGCTTGCTCAACCTGCATTTCGACCTGACCCGCGAAGCCGAGCTGACGAAACACGCCTGGGTCTTCGCCATCCTGGCGGCCACGGTCGCTGGCGCCGACACTGGTAGCGGCGCGGGCACGCTGAACTTTGCCTATGAATTGCCCATGGACTGCCTGCGCCCGTTGCCGCTGACCCACAATGGCGAGCCGGACGGCATGCCGATCTCGTGGCGCCAGGAAACCGGGCTGATCTATTGCGACCAGTCCGGGCCGCGCCTCATCCGCTACGTCGCCAACCTCACCGACCCGAACGACTGGGACGCGCTGTTCACGGAAGTGCTGGTGAGCGCACTTGCGGTCAAGATCGCGCATCCGCTGACTCACAAGGCGGGCCTGATCGACATCGCCCGCGGTGCCTATGACCGGGCGCTGGACGCGGCGTTCCACACCAACGCCATCCAGCGAGGCGGCAGGCTGTCGACGTCGTCCTGGGCGATCCAGCGCGGCGACAACCGGTTTGTGCGCTGATGACGACGCTCTATCCGGTCCAGGACACATTCGTTCGTGGCGAGATCAGTCCGCGATTGCATGCGCGCGCCTCGCTCGATCTTTATCGGGCAGCGCTTTCCAAATGCGAGAATTTCGTCACCTTGCCGCATGGCGGCATCAGGAAGCGCGGCGGCACCATCTTCGTCGGCGAGGTAAAGAACGCGGCCAAGACAACGCGCGGCATCCCGTTCATCTTCTCCTCCGAGCAGGCCTACTGCCTGGAGTTCGGCGATTTCTATATCCGCGTCTATGCTTATGGCGCCCGCGTCGGCACGGTCGAGATCGCTTCGCCCTATGCGGAAGCCGACCTCTTCGATCTCGCCTATGTGCAGTCTGCCGACCAGATGTGGATCAGCCACAAGGACTATTCACCGAAGGTGCTGACGCGCACCGCGCATCAGACATGGACGCTGGAGGATTTCGAATTCCTCGATGGTCCCTATGACGACATCAACGAGACCGGCACGACGCTGACACCAGCCGAGACCGGTCATCTGACGCCGGCCATGACTGGCAATACGACGCCAGGTGGAACGGTCTCGAATGCGGGCGGCGATCCCGACGCCTACCAGATGTTCGACCGCGACAGGGTCCAGAACATACTGATCGCCGGCGACTCGATCGGTTATATCCGCTACCGCAACGCGGCCGCCGCGCAGCGCATCGTCGATGCCTACTGGATCACCGCGGCCAGCAAGGCGACGACCAATTTCGACTTCTTCACGGACTGGGAAATCCAGGGTTCCAACGATGGAGCGAACTGGGTCACCCTCGACACCAGGACGGCGGAGACTGGTTGGTCGAACAGCGAGACAAGGTTCTACGAATTCACCAATTCGACAGCCTATGAATACCACCAGATCGTCTTCAGCGGCGGCGGCGGCGACGACGCAACGCACACACGCTGCGCCGAAATCGCCTTCCACATCAAGGCTTCGGACCAGACGCCATTCAACCTCACTGCTTCCTCGATCGTCGGCATCAATGGCGACGCCGGCTTCCAGTCAAGCGATGTCGGCCGCGCCATCCGGCTGCTGGGTTCGGACGGTCGCTGGCGCTGGGCCAGGATCACCAGCCGCACCAGCCCCACCGTCGTCAAGATCGTGCTCCACAACCATGCTCTGCCGAACCTGAGCCCGATCACCCGCTGGCGGCTCGGCACCTTCGTGCCGGGCAAATATGTCGAGACCGGCTCGCTCTACGAGGAACGGCTGGCCTTCAGCCGCAGATTCTCGGTCTATGCCTCGGCGACCGGCGACTTCGATAATTTTGCGCTCGGCGAAAAGGACGACGCCGCACTGGAATTCGTGCAGGCCGGCGGCGGCCAGGCCAACGACATCGTCTGGATCGCCGATTCCGACGGCGCGCTTTTGATCGGCACATCAGGCGGCATCCGGGCGCTGTCGGGCTCCGGCATCGACGAGGCGCTGACCCCGTCGTCGTTCAAGAATCGCAATTCGCGCACCTTCGGCTGCGCCCGCATCCGCCCGGTCGCTGCCGGGCAGTCGTTCCTCTATGTCACCCGCAGCCGCAAATCGATCGCCGAGCTGGTGCAGACCTCGGTCAGCAAATTCACCTCCGACGATATCGGCCAGGTCTCCGAGCATATTCCCAAGCAAGGCGTCGTCGAGCTGGCGTTCCAGACCGACCCCGATCCGGTGCTGTGGTTCCCGCTCGAAAATGGCGAGCTCGGCGGCTACACGCACCAGCCGTCGCAGGATGTGCGCGGCATGCACCGGCATCGTCTCGGTGGCGCCTTTACTGGTTCGGAATGGGGGATCGTTGAAAGTGCGGTTGTGACGCCAGGCCAGAACGGCGCCGACGATGTCTGGCTGTTCGTCAAGCGCAGCATCGGCGGCGTGACGAAGCGCACCATCGAGATCATGACGGCGCCGTTCGAATATGGCGGCCTCGACGACGCCTTTCAGGTCGATTGCGGCCTGACCTATTCGGGGGCCGCCGTCAATGCCGTCTCCGGGCTCGATCATCTCGACGGCGAGAGCGTCGACGTGCTGGCCGGCGGCAAGATCTATAAGGGCCTGCCCGTAGCTGCCGGCCAGGTGACGCTGCCGGGCGGCGCCGTGGCCAGCAAATGGCAGGTCGGGCTCGGCTACCAGTCCGAGGCCAACACGTTGGAACTCGATGTCGGCGGGCGCGACGGCTCCATTGTCGGCCGCCGCAAGAAGATCGCCAAGGTGATGCTTTCGCTACTCGAGACCGACACGTCGGGGCTCGAAGTGCAGTCCTTCCTGCGCGGCCGCTGGGAGAAGGTGCGCATGCCAAGCATTGTCGCGCCAGACGGCAAGGCGAGCCTGTTCACCGGCAATGTCGAGGTGCCGATCGACGACAGCTGGGAAGGGCAGGGCAGAGTGAAGATCCGCCACGTCAACCCGACGCCCTGCACCATTCGGGCGTTCACGCCGGTGTTCGATGCCGAGCCTTAGGAACTGCTGATCTCCCCCCTTGAGGGGGAGATGTCGCCGAAGGCGACAGAGGGGGTCGGCGCGTCCTGACGCGACTCCCATAACGGACGTAAGAGGCTGACGCTTCACGCGAGACAACCCCCTCTGGCCTGCCGGCCATCTCCCCCTCGAGGGGGGAGATAACCATCCCGCCCCCAAAAAGGACCCTCCTCCCGTGACCCTATTCCCCCATGCCAAAGATCTTGGCAGGGCGCGGACGGCTGCCGATTTCGCTGCCGTCATCGCCTTGCTCGACACCGACCTCAACAATGCTGCCGCCCGCAAACAGGAGCTGGAACGGGCCGAGGATCGCGCGATCTTCGGCGACGGCGACCTGGGCGAGGTGCGCGCCGCGCTCACCGACTGCAATGCGGCAATCGCGCTGCTGGAGAAAACCGTCGAGGCGGCGAACAAGCGCCGCGTCGAAGCCGCCGAAAGGGAAGCGCGGGCCGACATCGTCGCCCTGGGCGACGAGATCAAGTCCAAGGCCGCTTCGCTCGGCGAGCGCTGGCGCACCGTCCACCGGCTGATCGAGCAACTGCGCCAGGAACTGTTCGAGGCCGACGCGCTCGTCCGCGCGATCGCCACTGCCAACGGCCTGTTCAACGCCGCCGGCGTTGCCGACCTCAAAATCAATCTGACCACCACCCGGCGCGCTGCCATGGCCGGACCGCACGCGGCCGTGCCTGCCCGTCTCAGTCGGCCAGCGGTTCAGGCCGACAGGCTGCTTCTGTCCTTCCTCAGCCCCGGCGGCGCGCTCGACCCGCGCCCGGCGCTCGGCGCGCCGGTCGAAGGTGTCAAAAGCAAATTCATTCCCGCCAGCGAACGAGGCTGACCATGTGCACACTTGCCCTTATCGGCACGGCTCTTTCGGTGGGCGGCGCGCTGGTCGAAGGCCAGCAGTCGAGGCAGATGGCCGACTACCAGGCCAAGGCCTATGAGCAGCAGGCGCAGGCCGAGGCTCAAAGCGCGGCCTTCGAACAGGGCCAGGAGCGTCACAAGCAGGACCTCTTGCTGTCGCAGGCGCGCGCCCAGGCGGGTGCCTCGGGCGTCGGCATCGCAGGCTCGCCGACTGAGGTGCTGGCCGCCAATGCAAGGCAGGGCCAGCTCGACATCAAGGCGATCCAATACGGCTCGCAGCTGCGCCAGAACAATCTGGCCGCGCAGGCCGCCATCTCGCGCTTTTCCGGCAAACAGGCGGTGACCGCCTCGATCTTCAAGGCCGGCGGCAATCTCGTCGATGGCCTCTCCAAAATCCAGGACCCGAGCGAGGGTTCGACCCCGACAGCATCGGCGCCGAACCGGGCCGTGATCTTTGGCAGTTCGGCACTCAACGATCCGTGGGCGGGGATGCGATAAATGGCGACCATTCCCCTCCAGCTCGCCCAGCGCCGGCTCGATACCGGCAACGTGGTTTCCTATCCCGGCGGCTCGCCGCTCGGCGCCGCCATGCAAGGCTTTGGCGACGAGCTCTCGGCCGTCGCCGAGCGGTATCGGCAGCAGAAAGAGCAGCAGGAAGCGTTCGATGCCGAGATCGTCCGCCGGCAGTTCGACGGGCAGATCGCGCAGGCCGAGAATGACGCGACCCAGAACGCGCCGGCAGACGGCAGCGGCCTGCATGACAGCATGTATGGCCAGGTCGATCCACGCACTGGCCAGGTGGTCAAGCCAGGCCTGTTTGACACGCTGTTCGACGGCATCCTGCCGAAAATACCCGAGAGTCAGCGCGCGAATTTTATCAAGCAGAAGGAAATCCTGCGCGCGGCCGGTTCGGCGCGCATCGCGGCGAAACAGGTTCAGCGCCGCCAGGACTATGAGCAAACCGAGCTCAGCACGGTGCTGGAAACCAACGCTACCGCCATCGCGCAGAGCGACCCGGACGATACCATCACATTCGAAGCGGCCCGGCAGGACGGGCTCAACCTGATCGACAAGATGGGGCTCGACCCGCAGATCAGGCAGCAGATCGTGAAAGACTGGTTCAGCACCACGGCAAAGGCCCGGTTCCAGGCGTTGATTGCCAAGGATCCCACGCGGGCCCTCGAAATGTTCGGCGTGGTGCAGCCAGCGAATTCCTCTGGCAGCGACATCACCCAAGTCGCCGGTGCCGCCAATGCATCGAGCGGTAGCTCCAGCGCGGTGGCTCTGAAGGGCGACGGGACTGGCACCGCACCCATCGACGCCATCACCTACCTGGCGCCCGGCGAAGTTGAAGCGCTACGCAATCAGGCCAACACGGCGAATGCCGCGCAACTCGTCGATGCCCGCGCCGAGGTGCAACTCGCAGAGCAGAATGCCCCGGCCGTCATCGCCACCACGGGCAAATATCCCGAGAAGAAGCCGACCGAGCAGGATTTCGTCAACATTTACGGTGCCGAAGAGGGCATCAGGCATTTCCAGAAATTCAACATTACGGCTGGCATTGCCGGTGCGGTCTTCGACATGCGCTCGGCGCCGAACCAAGCAATACATGCTGAGCTTCGGGATTTTGAACCCGGCCCAAACGGTTCGCCAGAAGAGCGCGAGCAATACGAGATAAAGGCCGGCGCCGCGCAATTGGCACTGGGTGCCAGACGCGCCGACCCCGTCGGCTATATCAGCCAACTATTCCAAGACAAGGCTCCCGACTGGAGGAAGGTCTCAACTCCGGACGACTACAAGACTGCCGTAACCTGGGCCGTCGCTGCCCAACAAGAGATGGGCTTCGACGGGATGCTGCCGCTGCCCTGGGCCGCAGCTGACCAACAGGCCGCGAAATATATCGACCAAAGCGTGCCGTTCGAAACGCGTCTTGCCGAGTTGAGTTCGATTGTCCTGGCGGTTCGTGACCCGGATGCACGCAAGGCGATGGCCGAACAGATTTCCTTGGCGGCGGAAGCCCAATGGCGAGCCAAGGCTGCCCAAGATCCGAACGTCACGTCAGAGTTGTTGGAAGCCCAGGTTGCGGTGCTCAAGAATGGGCTGGCGTGGATCGGGGAACATCCGGCGCAGGCTCAGTACAGCACCATGCCGTGGCTACAGCAATTCGGCTTGGCGTTCTCGGATGTCGGTCGCCTCACGGCTAAGGGCGCGGCCGCCGGAGGTGCGGATGCGATCTCCGCCAAGCTGGACTCCGCTTTGTCGGGTGGGAATTACGAGGACCTTCTCAAAAATGAGCGGGCCGAGACCGAGGACGCCGAGGACCGGGCCGGCTCGGCCGGTTGGGCAGCCGAGGCCTTCGGCGCCGGCTTGAGCGGATATGGCCTGGTAAAGGGCGCAATCGGTTTGCTAGGCCGGGCAGGCATCGGCGCGGCGGCGGAGACCGGCTTGACCGGCATTGCCGCCCGAACCGGCGTAGGGGGCGTGGCGGGTGGCGCTTATGGCGGGGCATACGCCTTCAACACAGGCGAGAACGTTCCGTGGGGGATTGCCAACGGCGCGCTTTGGGGCGCTGGCGGCAATCTCCTTGCCGAGGGGCTCGGTGCAATTGGCAGCCAGGTGGTGGCAAGGCTCACCGGTCGGCCCGCCGATGTTGATCCTGCCGCAAGCCCGGAACCTACAAATTCTCTGGTTTCGGAGGCTGTTCCAGAGCCGCTCACAATGGAGGGCGAGGGCGTCGCCGGCGGCGGCAGCCACATCGCCGTTGGTGATGACTTGCGCATGCGCTACATGCGAAAATGGAATGATGCGCAACGAGAAGCAGCAAGCCTCAAAGCCCAGCGGCTGACTGATCGTGAGACCTCTGTAAACCATCACTCGGTTCGGGATTCGAAACCGGCTCGCCGCAGGTATATTGAGGCTGGCAACGAGGTCGCGCCTAACGAGGACGTCGATCATATAGTTGATTTGCAATTAAATGGGCAAGAAACACTATCTAACTTTAGCGGCCTAGATCTGAGCGTGAATCGGAGTTTTGGCGCCCAGATAAAGAACCAAATCAAGAATCTCCCTCACGGGACGAGAATCAACAAAGTGACGATTGGAGATCGCTAGTGTTTGAGAGGTTCATTCGAAACTTTCCAATAGACGGCAGGTTACCGACCGACAGTGGCAATTTCCCGTTGGATTCGAAAATCCACGGATTGAGCGAGTTGCTCTCCAGTTTCGGCGGTGCTTCGTTCAAGCATGGTCTGTACCGCATCATTCGTGCGTCAGAGGTGGCGGATTGGAATGAACGTGTCTGCCTGGGTTTCCCTAAATTCACTGGGCGGATCACCTGCTTTGGTTACGATTGGCAGGGGACCGCATTCGCGACCGATACGTGGCGGCTAGAGCAGGGGGAACCAGGTGTCGTGATGTTCGAACCGGGCACGGGACAGGCCCTTCAGATACCTGCCAATATCCGGACCTTCCACGAAGTCGAACTTATGGAGGACGAAGAGGCAGCGCTGGCCGCCAACATGTACGCAGATTGGCGGGGCGCGGGCGGCGCCGAGCCTGCGTATAACCAATGCATAGGCTATAAAGAACCACTATTTCTGAACGGCAAGGACGAAATCGAAAATCTGGAACTATCGGACTTGGAGATCTATTGGCACTTCATGGGCCAACTGATAGTTCAAGTTAAAGACCTGCCACCGGGAACACCCGTTCGTATCAACCTTAGATAACGACAAGGTCCGGGTGGCAGATGACCACCGAGTTGTTTGAGATGTTGCCCCGAAAATTCTGTGGGCTCTAAGGTGCAATCTTGTTCGGGCGTCCATTGCATTGACCGTAGCTGAACCTTTGCAACGTTGGGAAATCCTAGGAAATAACATGAACACTGCCATCCCAGACCTAAGCAGCGTCACCCGCCTGCCGTCGACCGACAAAAGCACAGGCGATGAAGAGCTTGATGCTGCACGTCGGGAAGCCCGGAAATATCTTGAATTCTATGATTGGGTTTCAGCCATCAAAGGTGAATACTTCGGATACGGCGCCGATGGCATAATCTACATTTTTTTGTTCGAGATCGTGCCCGGCAGACCCGATGTGGCTCAGTGGATATGGGTGATCGTTGGCGATGTGCCTCCAACATATATACCTTGTGACGACGCCAAGAATCCCTATGAGGCGCTGGACGGATATATCGGCGCCATGGAAGAATGGGTTGAGGCCGCGCGGCAGGGGAAGTCGGTGGCGAAGTTGATCCCTGTCAATGTGCCGGCGAATCCCGCTACGCTGAAATGTTGGGCAGCCGTCTCAAATTCCTCGACGAAAAGGTTCTGCCGGAACTTCGAGAGTGATGTACTGGGCTCGCCGACAAGCGCGGCCAATCGTGCGCGCACCGGCCGGTGGTCTGATTATGGTCATGATGGTAGCCTATGGCGTGCCGCAGGTTCGGATGTTGCGCGAGCTGGTAGTTCCCTGTCGGGACCATGTCAGGCGAGCCAGACTTTTCAGATGAAGGACTGACCTATCTTGTTACGCGTAGACTCTTTTCCGATCATGGCAAGGATCGTTTTTCTGGTCACGTTGACCGGCGTTCTCCTGCTTGCTCTTCTGCCGGTGCGGTTCCTGCCGGATCTCGGCATGGCGGTCACGTTTCATGACGACAAGCTCAACCACGCCATCGCCTTCGTCGTGCTGGCGGCCTTGGGAAGCCTCGGCTGGCCGGAACACAAGACAAGGCTGATTGTTCTCCTCGCTTTGACCGGCGCGGCGATCGAGGTTCTTCAGGGCGCGCAACTGATAGGGCGCGATATGGATGTGCTCGACTGGGTTGCCGACTGCGCCGGCATGGCGTGCGGGCTGACAATCGCAGGCTGGACAAAGAGGCGCGTTGGCGGATTGACATAGGCCGCAGCGGACACCCCGGCTAGGCCAGCTGCGTTTCTTCCGCGCCCCAAGGGCCGGAACCTTCCCCCGATACGCCATGGACCGCACGTCCCGTGGGCGAAATCTCAGAACACTTTCCAGCCTCGCTTTCGCGGGGCTTTTTTCATGGAGCAAGCCTGATGGCCCGACCTGCAACTGCCGCCGTTCGACTTCTGACCGGCGAACGCGAACCCGTGCGTCTAGCGACCACGGTCAATGTCATCCTCCAGGGTTTGCAGACCATCGACGGCGTGCCGGCGGCGGTCGGCGACCGGGTGCTGGTCAAGGATCAGGCCGACCCGACGCAGAACGGCATCTACACGGTGAGCGAAGGCGAATGGTTCCGTGCCGCCGACGCCCGTACCGCCCGCACCCTGCAGAAGGGAACGACGGTTCACACGCAGGTCGGGTCAGCCAATTCCGACCGGGTGTTTCAGTTTACGGCCGACGCGCCGGTCGTGGGCACCGACGCCATCGCCATTATCCCGTTTGTGCCGCCCGACGTTTCGGACGTTGTCGATGAGGTCGAAGCGCTGCGCGATGAAACGCAGGTGCTGAAGGATGCCACTGAGGCCAGTGCCGGCCAGGCAGCCGCCAGCGCGTCCACCTCCGCCGCCGATGCCGGACAAACCGCCGCCAATGCCGGACAAACCGCCGCCGATGTCGTCACTACCGCGGCCAATCTGGCCAGCGCCCAGGCGGCGCGCGACGCATCTTTGTATGGCAAGGGTATCTTTCCGACGATCGCGGCGGCGATCGGCCTTGGCGTCGTCGGCAGCGGTGCGGATCGCGGCGGGCTCCGGCGGCACTGATGGTGCCTTCGACCTGGCGTTTACCGGCGGTGCCGGTTCGGGTGCCGTCGGGCGGTTCGTGGTCGCCGGCGGCGCCCTGACGCAGATCCTGGTCACAGCGCCGGGCTTCTACACAGTGGCGCCGAGCTTCAATTTCGCGGCATCGGCGGGGTTGGCAGGCGCAAGTGCGGCGGCGGTCCTGGGCCGGAATGTCGGCGTTGGCGAATATTTCTGGACGCCAGTCACGGCGACGGAGCTCGGACTTTACCAAGTGGCGGCAGGGCCGGTTGCGACCGAGACTGGCTTGGTGTCGACGCCGGCCGATATCGCCGCCCTGATCGGGTCGCAAAAGGCCGGTCCCGTCGCCATTACCGGTGCGGGAACGGCCGTCAGCAACCCAAGCGTTTACTTTTGGCCGCTCTCTCTGAAGACCGTTGACCAGTATCTGACGGCTCTAGAGACTGGCATGGGGACGGTCGGCATTTTGAACGTGGTCATAGCCCATGTTGAAGGTGACGGCACGCTTACGAAGGTCTCCGAGCAAGAGGTCATTGTCGCGACCGGCGTTTCAACTCTCAGCGGGCTTTCAATCTTGAAGCCGGCCGGCAGTGTTGTAGGCGTCCAGTGGATTTCCGGCACCTGGTATTATACGCCGGGGACAATTCCGAATGGCGAAAGCGAGTGGTTCACGGCCGCTGTCCCGACAGTGAGTACGGAAAAATCGGTCGGTTTCACCAATGGCCCACAATGGAAAGCTACATTTGCGGGCGAAGTTTCCGCCAAGGCACGGACGGCCTATGCTTCGATTTCCGGACTCGAAGAGACGGTGGGTGCAGAGCAGGTGATTGGTTGGCCGGCCTTGGTCAACACCGGGACGAATACGCCGGCAAATTACAGCGTCGTTTTCCAAACTCCGGCAGAAGCCGATGGCTACATCACCGAGGTCGACGTTGGCGCAAGCGGACCCGGAACTGCCAACATTCACGTAATCCAGTACAATGGCGACCCGACCGTCGACGTGATCAGCACCCATCAGATCACGCTGGCCAATGGTATGAGCAAAATCCCTCTCAGCATCCCGATTGCAGCGGGGCAGTATCCGGCGATCAGCGGCGGCGGTTACAAGTTTCAAAACAGCGTCAATCCGCAGGGCATCCCCGTATGGATCAGGGCCGGCGCGCTGTCGAACGGCGCGACGGTGGCCTCATCCACCCAGCACCGCTATGAGGTGGCTTTCACGATCAAGACTGGGCTTATTGCCGACGTCTCACGGGCTCTGACCGGCGGAGGGGAGAACACGGGGCTGGCTCTGCTGGCGGACGCCGACCCAAATGGTGTCGTTGATGCGACAGCAATTTTTGCCGCCGCTGCGGCCGCGCATCCATATCCCTATGTGCCGCCCGGCAGTTTCGCCTTGACGGCCATGCCTGCGTCCGGAAACGGGTTCAATGGACCGGGCAAGCCTATAGTGAACGGCGAGAGGTTCTTCATTTCGCCTAAGCCATCACTTTACAACCTCTATGACGGCTTCCGCACTAAGATGGCGGAGCATATCGCTAACAATGATGTGCTCTGCCTGATCGCCGATAGCATTGGTCATTGGGCGCTGGCCAGCAACGGCCCGGCGCACTGGTTCAATCTCGTTACCCGCTTCGCCAACCTCGGCATCGCGGCCGATGAACCGGGGATGACGGCGCTCCGGCCAAGCTCCACGTACACCCCGGATTTCTATGGCGTTACGACCAGCGGAATCGTCTCGACGGGAACGCGTGGGCCGCTCGGCGAAAGCATCATCCTTGCGGATGGCGCGTCCCTGGCGTTCACAGGAGCTTATGAACAGGTCGACGTCCACTACACCCAGGACGCCGGTCAAGGTTCGCTCGCCTTCGCCTTTAACGGCGACGCAGCCTACAAGATTGTGAACGCTGCCGGCGCCCTGGCGCTCGATCAATATTCCGGCCCGTCCCTGACAGGGCAGGCTGCGAGCGGGAATTATACGCTCACGGCCGTAGGCGGACCTGTGGAGATCACGGGGGTTATCCGGCTCGGCATCAAGGCGGCCGGCTCGCGCCCGCGCCTGCGCACGTTGCGCGCCGCGCACGGAAGTTATACCTTCGCGTCCTTCAACGCGCCGCGCCTTGCCTCGACCATCGCTCAATGCGGCTATGCTGGCGGCAAGATTGTGCCTGTCCTCGCCCTGGGCATCAACGATAGTTTCGGCACGCCGCCGGCTACGATTTCGGCTAACATCACTTCGATCATCAACACTTTGGAAGCGGCCTCGGCGCCCCGCATCGTTGTCATGCCGCCGACGCGGCCATCATCTTCGTGGAACGGCAGCTATACGGGTGGCCGAACCTACGATGCAGCGCTTGGCGCGATTCGCCAAACCTACCGGTCGCGAAATGTGCTGACGATCCCGATCGACGGGTTCGATTACATCAATTCAGGAGTCTATCAAGAGGGCCTGCACTACAACGATGCCGGCCACTACGGCAACGCGCTGCGCTTCGTCGAATACGTCGCGGAGAGGGGATAGCCGATGCCACTCGCAATTCGACGCAAGGGTAAAGTGATCGCGACGCTCGAAGAAGGTGAGGAATGGGTGATCGTCGGCAAGAAAATTCTGATTACCAAGCCCAGTGACCCGACTCATTGTCGAGAAATCACAATGCCTAAGGACGATGCCGAAGGTCTCGTCGAAATGTGGCTTGGTGGCTCCTAGTCCGTACTGGACGCGGTTCGCGCGCTATGGCACGGTCGGGTTGGCGGGGGCGATCCTTAGGAGGATTTGTCGATGGCGGACGCCGGCAGCATTATAGCGATCTATGATGATTACTACGCAGATGGCAAAGTAGCTGCGAAACGCGAAATTGCTTCGCAGCAGTCAGTCGGTCATATCGAAGCGATCCTCCAGGGGAAGACCTTCGAAAAGATCCTTGATATTGGGGCCGGTGAAGGAGCTGTGCTGGACAAACTCAACAAGCGAAATCTGGCAAAGACACTCGGAGCGGTCGAGATTTCGACCTCGGGTATTGAGGCCATCAAGGCACGGAAAATCCCTAGTCTGAAGAGCCTCGATGTTTTTGACGGCTACCACATTCCGCACTCCGACAAGTCGTTCGATCTGGGGTTGGCGATCCACGTCGTCGAGCACGTCGAACACGAACGTTTGTTCTTGGCAGAGGCGGCGAGGGTCTGCAAAAAGCTCTATATCGAGGTCCCACTGGAGCATACGCGAAGGCTAGACCGCGCCATCCGCATGTCGGGGCCGTATGGGCATATCAACTTCTATACCACCCTATCATTCGAAAACCTGCTCAAGACCTCCGGACTGGCGGTCGAGCGGCTTAAAGTCTTTCCTCATGATCTCGCCTATGAGCAACACTTGGCAGGTCGTACAAAAGGATGGCTGAAGTACAAGGTGCGGACAGAGTTCCTGAAAATTGCGCCTAAAGCCGCAATGCGCAGTGTCGCTTACATGGCCGGAGCTCTGTGCTCAAGCCACTGATCGAGCCACTGGGTCGCCGATTTGCCTGGCAGGGTTGCCGCCAACCATGGTGAAGGGCGCCACATCTTTTGTTACTACCGATCCGGCGCCGACGACTGCGCCCTTGCCGATCGTCACACCTTTCAGAATAACGGTGTTGAAGCCAATAAAGACGTTGTCTTCAATTCTCACCGGCGCGATGGTGATGTTCGACCAGTCCTTCTTTCCCTGATGCCAGTCGGCGACATCGGCCTTCCGATTCTGCCATCTTGTCGCATGCGAGTTGTGATCTACGACCGTGGTGCCCCAGCTTATGATCACGTCATTACCGATTTCGATGCGCTCGGCCGCGACGAGGTGGCTCTTGCCGATGTAGCTGCGCTGGCCGACGGTGATCTTTGCGTCGGGCCGGTCAAAGGAAAAAGCGCAGTGGAGGATACATTCCTCGCCGATCGCATGATGGCCACGCCGTGCGGTGCGAATGCTTTGGATACTCATCTTCGCGCCGGCGCCGGCGTTGATGCCAGCTAGGCGATACACGAACCGTGGAACGAACGGCATCTCAGTTTCGCCCGAAACGCGATTTCGGCAACCTTTCGGCGATAAGCTGCGATCCCGCGAAGAATCGGAAATGGGCCGAAAAGCGCTTGAGGCTTTGTGCTACCGGCTGGTCAGTACGCATCACTATCATTAGGCTGCCCACGTTTCTGCCGCTATTTGCGGCAAGCGGCGGCGCTTTGCAAGCGCGATAGTCCCGCGTTCACGCTCTAATACGTTTGGCTTAACAGTGTCTCTGATTGGAGAGCCTGCGCAGTTGGCGTTCGCCATTCGCACGGACTTGCATATCGATCGCGACTCTGATCGAGACGCCCTTCAAAATTGCCGAAGAGAATTCTCTCGCTCCGAAGAACAGCCCCCTGCGTAGTCGCCAGGCGCAAAAATCCAACGGAACGTTCTGGAAAGAACGTAGCGGGTGACGCCGGATCGGCTGGGCTATACCGGATGAGTGGTCCGGTAACTTTATCAACGGCGCCGAGGCCGTAGCGGCGCTAAATACGCAGGCGAATGGCGCAACAGCTATTGATGGTTGTCTTGCGGCTTATTGTGAGGCTGGCTGTTCGACCACCAGACGAAATACAGCGAACCTATCTTCATGACCGGCACGCGACGCTCGCGTTCGCGCACCCGCAATTCGCGATAGACTTTCATCTTCAGGGTGCCGCCCGGCAATTTGATACGCACTGCCATCGGTTCAACTCCCGCCGTGCAACGCAACGATGATGTGCAATGCAGCAATTAGAGAACTTCCCCCAGGGAAGAGTCAACAGCCGATAGGCGAGTTTTTTGACTAATTCCGGAAGGATTTGAGCGCAGGCGCCCGATGACGGTCCAAGGCGTCAACGCATTGCCTGTGGCCGGTCAGGATCGTCCGGTGCACCCGGCTGGTCGTTCAAAGGACGCTGGCGGCTCGACCACCAGGTAAAATACAGCGAACCCATCTTCAGAACCGGCACGCGGCGGGCGCGCTCGCGCAATTCCCGATACACCTTCAGCTTCAAGGTGCCGCCCGGCAACTTGATACGAACCGCCATCAGCCCAACCCCATTGTGCAGCGCAGCAATTAAAGAGCTTCCGCAGCGGAAGAGTCAACAGCCGGTCATTGACTATTTCTGGGGCTATTTCTGGAACTGGTTCCAGAAGGGTTCGGGTCGCAGGCTCGGATTATCGTTTTGGCGGGCGCCCGGACCGCGACATGCTGCTCGGCCACCAGACGATGAAGTACTTTCCGACCTGCCAGACCGGGACTTCGCGCTTCTGCTCGCGGCGACGAAGCTCGTCCCTTTTCTTGATCTTCAACGTCCCGCCCGGAAGCCTGATCCTTATTGTCACGTGCCCTCCCGCACCCTGTGTCCCCACGAAGCACGAACGGTTGATGGGAGCAGTTTCATCCCGGCTAAGCAATTTCGGTTGAGGTGGCAAGACGGATCGAGCTGTTCTCAGATGGTCGACACCGTCACTTGAAGAACTCCGCCATGCCCCGGATGGCCAGGAACGCATAGAGGATTGGCCCCGCGACCACCCCCCAATAGAGGCAGAAGATCGCTGCCAAAGCCACAAGCAACGGCTTGTCGCGGCCGACCGCGCATAGCTCGGCCTTCACCGTCCGGCGCGCTGCGGCCGTTCCGTCATCTTGCGACATGGGCCCATCCTCCCCTTTGGGCTCATCTCACACAATCGCTTGCAAACATCAACCTGCCCGCGAGGGCGGAAAGGAAACCCATGGACACCACGTTCAAGGGCGCCGCCAGGCGCCTCACCGATCTCGATCTGCCGAGGCTTGGCGCCAGGATCGGCGTCGGCGAGGATGAGATCCATGCCTTCCTCGATGTCGAGACCAGCGGGCATGGCTTCGACGCCCAGGGCCGGCCGATCATCCTGTTCGAGCCGCATGTCTTTTTTCGCAACCTGTCGGGGACGGCGCGGGCACAAGCTGTCGCGGCTGGCCTTGCCTATGTCAGGTGGGGCGAAAAGCCTTATCCCCGGGACAGCTATCCGCGCCTGAAAGCCGCCTGCGCGATCGACGAGACGGCGGCGCTCAGATCGGCGTCATGGGGCCTCGGCCAGGTTCTCGGCGAGAATTTCGAGGCGGCCGGCTTCCTCACCGTGCAGGCCATGGTCGAAGCCATGATGGAGGACGAGGCGCTGCAGCTGGCGGCGGCGGTCAATTTCATCGCCGCGAACCGGCTCGACGACAAATTGCGCAAGCATGATTGGGCCGGCTTTGCCAAGGGCTACAACGGCGCGTCCTACAGGAAGAACGCCTATGACACCCGGCTTGCCGACGCGTTCCGCAAATGGTCTGGGATCAAGGACACGCCGTGGCCGCCCGCTGCCCCAGCGCAGCCTCCAGCGCCTGTCCCGATCCCACAGGCTCCACAACCGGAAGGTCCCACGCCTTCGGCTCCGAAGGCAGAGCCGGGCAAGGCTGGAGTCCGGCCCTGGGCCGTAGTCGTGGCCTCCTTGGTCGCCGCAATCCTTCCCTTGTTTCGAAAGGTCCCCTCTTTGTTTCGAAAGGCAAAACCATGAAGTGGTTCAATACGAATGCCGCACACAATCTGATCAATGTGCTGATCCTGCTGCTCACCAGCTTGGTCGGCTTCGACTGGACGATGTTCGGCATCGACGCCGCCCTGGCGCTCAAGATCGCCGGGGTGCTGACCCTGCTCAAGATCCTGATGAATGTCGTCCCCGACGGCGTCGCCGGCCTCGTCAAAAAGCAACCCGCCGTGGAGGGCAATTGAGATGTGGGTGCTTTCCATGCTGAGCGCGCTCGCCGGCAACAACGCGATCATGGCGATCTTCGCCGCGCTGGTCGGCGGCGTCGGGCTCTATGTCGCCGGAGGCGTCAGCCAGGCCAAGAAGGATGCGGCCAGGCGAGCGGCGGAAGAGCTCGCCGCCGCGCAGGATCGCCTCGAAATGGGCCGCGAGGCGACCGATGCCGAACGCGCGGCGCGCGACCTGCCGGACGAAGCGGCACGGCGGGAGGCGATGCGATGGGCAAAGCACTGATCCTCTGCCTGTTGCTCGCCGGATGCACAACGCCGGTTTCGCCGGCGCGTCAGGTCTGGTGCGAACACAACCAGCAGCGCCGTCCGTCGGTGGCGGTCGTCGCAGCCATGACGCGACCCGAACTCGACGAGGTGAATGCCTACAACGGGAAGGGCGCCAGATGGTGCGGGTGGAAGCCATGATACAGGAGCTTCTCGATGCTCTCGGCATCAAGGCGCCGGTGGTGGTCGCCGGCCTTTCCGGCGGCATCTTGCGAGCCTTGTCACGCCACCGCTACAAGGTTCGCGAGATGGTGGCGTCGCCGATCTGCGGCGCGCTGGCGGCGGCCTACCTGACATTGCCAGTGGTGCACTACTTCCGCGCCACCGGCCTGCCGATTCCGTCGCCTGACGACGACACCACGACGCTGGCCGCGGCGTTCCTCATCGGCGTCTCGGCGATGTGGATCTCGGACATCGTCTTCGAGGTGGTGGTGAGGCGGTTCAAGCCGGGGAAGGAGGAGTGATTGCGCCTGTCTTATTGCGCCGCGGTAAACAGTCTCCCGCGGGAGATACCGCTCGGGGTGAAGATTGCGGAACCACGGGCGAAGGTGCGCGTTAGGCACGACCCTTGTGAGGATGTACCCATGCCAGCTCGCCCAATCGTCTCGACAGCCGCAGCGATCCTGCTCGCCGCCACAAGCATGGCTTACGCCCGGCCGGATGCGCGCACCATGACATGCGAACAGACGCAACTTCTGATCCAGAGCCGGCGTGCAGTCGTCCTGACCACCGGCCGCAACACCTATGATCGATATGTCCGCCAATTCGGCAATGAATGCGACTGGCCCGAAGTGCCTGTCACCTCCTATATCCGGACGCGTGACGGTCAATGTCGTGTCCATCGATGCGAGGAACCGGTCTTCGATTTCCCGGACTGA